AAGAGAGCAACTTGAACAATGGGCCGCTAAGGAACCTGTGTTTTATAAAATGCTAAATATCAAACCCAAATGGGGTCTCGACTTTTCAATGGACTACTACGACTCTGATGGAAACACTTTTGAGGTGTTACATTGGGAGTATGATGGGTTTAATTATGATGAAATTAATGAAATCAAGCAAAAGATGGAACCTATCCTTACGTCTATCGACTGGGACGATGCAGCCAAACAACTACTAAAGAAAAAGGATGAGTGGTATCCACTTGACTTTTTTAAGCAATCAGACTATAAGTGTAGATACTTTGGTATTACGCAAGAAAGATGGAAGATGGTAGTATGGGAGTGAAGTATATACATGTCAATCAACATAAAATCCGTGCAAACAAAAAGAATGGAACGAATGAACCGGTCATTACTGTCAAGGAAGGTAAGACCAACACTTACGGTCATGAGGTTTCTATTCTGGGACCTTCCACTGTGGTTTATGGAGGAAATGATAAACCATTACTCTCGTGTGGTGCGAGAGTCGTTATCAAAACTGAAGCAGAGGTTCTAATTAAATGAGCGTATTCGTTAGCGACAAAAACGATGCTACGATTGAAACATGCTTCTTTGGAAAGCCGGTCAACATTGCTCGTTACGACAAGCAACGCTATCCTATTTTTGAAAAGCTGACAGACAAACAGCTCGGCTTCTTCTGGCGGCCAGAAGAGGTTGATTTGTCTCGTGATGGGAAAGACTTTAAAGGTCTTAATGAACATGAGCAACACATCTTTACATCAAATCTTAAACGGCAAATACTTTTGGACTCTGTACAGGGACGAGCTCCCACCATGGCTTTCGTCCCTATATGTTCATTGCCTGAATTGGAAACCTGGATCCAGACTTGGGCGTTTTCTGAGACTATTCATTCCCGTTCGTATACACATATTATACGAAACGTGTATAGTGATCCCTCGAAGGTTTTTGACGAGATGCTTGACATTGAGGAGATCGTAGACTGTGCCGATAGCATTAGTAAGTATTATGATAAGCTAATCCGTCTAAACAACTCCCACCAGAGATACGGTGAATATGATCACAAGAAGGCACTATGGATGTGCCTCAATGCCGTCAATGCACTTGAAGGTGTTCGCTTTTACGTCTCTTTTGCATGCTCATGGGCATTTGCAGAGGTAAAGAAGATGGAAGGCAATGCAAAGATCATTAAGTTGATTGCACGTGATGAGAATGTTCACCTGGCTTCTACTCAAAATCTTCTCAAGATTCTTCCTAGAGAAGACAAGGACTTTGCAAAGATTCAAGAAGTGACAAGAGACGAATGTATTGCTCTATTTGAATCGGTTGTTGAACAAGAGAAGCAATGGGCTCGTTACCTTTTCAAAGACGGTTCGATGATTGGACTTAACGAAGAACTTCTTTGTCAGTATGTCGATCATATTGCAGCTAAGAGAATGGGTAACATTGGGCTTAATGGTAAGCCTGGTGCAAACCCGCTACCATGGACTCAGAAGTGGATCTCTGGCTCTGATGTACAAGTAGCACCGCAGGAAACAGAAATCACATCATACGTAATTGGTGGCGTGAAGAAAGATGTGAACGAAGATACGTTCAAGGGGTTCAGTCTGTGAAGGATTGGCAGTATTGTGAATCATGCGATAGTGAATTTAGAATAGACTCCAGTAATCTGGAGCAAAACCCCCAGTGGTGTCCGTTCTGTGGTGAAGAGCTAGAAGAAGACGAAGAACAGGACGATGACGAAGATGACTACTGGTACGATGAGTAGTCCTTGGTATTACGGTACAGATATTGTTGACGAACTTCCAGAAGACTGTGAGGCTTTTGTATATATAATCACCAACAAAATAAATGGTATGAAGTATATTGGTAAGAAGCTCGCAAAATTCAAACAAACCAGACCACCACTTAAAGGTAAGAAGAACAAAAGACGAACTACCGTTGAGAGTGATTGGAAGGAATATTGGGGCTCAAGTGATAAATTAAAAGAAGATGTCTCTACTTTTGGAGAAGATAATTTTGTTAGAGAGATACTTTATTACTGTCCAACAAGAGGAATAGCAAGTTATCTCGAAGCAAGAGAACAATTTGAAAGAAGAGTTCTCGAAGATGATAATTATTATAATGGCATCATTAACGTAAGAATAGGTAGTTCCCAAGTTCTTAAGGAACACCTTAGGAAAGGAACCCTATGAGTTGTCAAACAAACTTCTTGAGCACAAGCACCTGATCGTTAGAGCAGAGATAAACAAGCCTCCTCACGATACCGAGCAAATTAAATTGTGGATGAATGATCTCGTTCAAGCCATCGACATGAAGATCCTTATGGGTCCATACGCTGTCTACTCGGATATGGTTGGTAACCAAGGTCTAACTGCCGTCACTATTATTGAAACCAGTCACATAGCTCTTCATGTGTGGGATGAGGTTCATCCAGCGCTGGCCCAACTTGACGTTTACACATGCTCTAAGTTAGATGTGGTGGACGTATTTAAAGCCATAGAGTGTTGGGAACCATCAAAAGTACAGTATAAGTATATTGATAGAGAACATAACTTGACATTAATTAATAGTGGTAGTATATAATAGAAAGAGGTGGTTATGCCATGGCCAGCAAAGAATAGACCTCGTAAGGGTCGCCGCAAAATTGGTTCGACAAAGCGCAAGGCACGCAGACTTCGTAATAGGAGAAAGTAATACATGGGTAAGAGAAAAAGTACTCGTACGAGTATGACATCAAAAGGTGAGCGCCGTAACATCGTCAACGGTGTTAAAGAAATGCGCCGCGATAGATCGGCTTTTGAAAAGGAAGCGAATAAGCGCAAGGCATGGAAGAAGGGTCTCAACCCATGGATCACGGTTCCCGGTCCTTCAACAAATAAAAGGTTTATTCGAGCTAAAGCTAATGATGTGTGGGGCGACCCAAGAAAAACAATGTACGGTATCTATGGAAAGGGAGGTGGAGATGAGTAATGTTCTAATCTACACTAAAGACAATTGTCCATACTGTGATCGAGCTAAGAGTTTGTTGCGCGCTAAGGGACAGACATATAAAGAAACGAATATAGGTAGGGACATTACACGAGAAGAGTTTATGAGTACTTTTCCGGGTGTAATGACGGCGCCCTTTATTATTATTAATGGTGAAAGAGTAGGTGGATACGATGATCTTACAGAATGGTACAATGGAAATGGACAACGAGAATTTCTCAGCGAATAGTTTTATTAAGGAAAAGCTACGCGAAAATATTCTTAGCGTAGTCTTTGTAAAGAAAGACGGGACAGAGCGTAAAATGAAATGTACGCTCCGTGGAGACATGATTCCCGATCTACGGGAAACTACAGAAGCAGCTCAAAAACGAACACGTAGTGAAGAGAATCTCGCAGTGTGGGATCTCGAAAAGGAAGCATGGCGGTCGTTTCGATATGATTCTATTATTGGATTCAGTGAGGTAAATGATTGATGGCAAGCGTTAATGACGAAGTGTCGGCAAATGCACGAGGTGGTACAGAGTTGATGGGTGAGCGCCTCGAGGCTTCACTCGATCCTGATCTACTATCTAACTTTCAGATTATCCGTTCAAGAGTAAGAGATCTTGATGAGTCAAAGGTTCGTGTCCTTTGGCTTCACGACCTTCCTGATGATCCCGAATCTCATCACCTAGCAGACGGCGGGTGGAAGAAGTTTGCTCGTCTTGTATTCGTATCAAACTGGCAGATGCAGCGTTACATTGAACGCTATGATATCCCATATTCAAAGTGTATCGTCCTTCAGAACGCGATTAATCCAATTGAGCCGCATGAGAAGCCAACAGACAAGATTCGTCTTGCATACTGGTCGACACCACACCGAGGACTAAACATTCTCGTTCCCGTCTTTCAGAAGCTGGTAGAAAAGCACGAGAACCTCGAGCTTAATGTGTTCTCGTCGTTCAGTCTGTATGGCTGGGAAGAACGAGATGAACCATACAAGCCTCTATTTGAACAGTGTGAGCAACATCCTAATATCAATTATTATGGCGCTCTGCCTAATGATGAGCTTCGTGAACATCTTAAGAATCAACACATCCTTGCATTTCCATCTACATGGGTTGAAACATCGTGTCTCGTACTGATGGAAGCAATGTCTGCAGGTATGCTATGTGTTCATTCTAATCTAGGTGCACTGTATGAGACGGGTGCAAACTGGACGACGATGTATCAGTATCAAGAGGAGCCTAACGAACACGCTGCTCATTTCTATCATAACCTGAATGATGCTATCGGATATCTAAATACAGAATCAATTCAATCAAGGATTCAATCACAGAAGGGTTACGCTGATGTCTTCTATAACTGGGAGATCAGAGCACAGCAATGGCAAGCGTTCCTCGAATCAATCGTAAACGAACCAAGAGAGCTTCCTAAGGATGAAGGTCCAATGTTTACGTATTCATCTGGAATTTAAGGGTTGCCTTTTTCTCAAAAAGATCTTATATTAAATTATATGATGAAAAGAAAGAGAGATTGAAATGGCCGTTAAGCGTCAAATCAAAATTAGGAAAGCAAAGCCGGCAAAGCCATCTAGGGTCCAGATTAGTACCATTGATCAAAGATACAATGGCTCAGAACCCTTAGATGTGTCTGAGAACAACTACATAGAAGCACTCAATTGGTATAATTATGAGCATGACATTGATCAGGCTCGCAAGTGGCTTCTTGAATACATGAAACGTGAAAACTACAGCAAGAGTGATATTGA